TTAATCGGAGAAAAAATTATGTCTTCAACGGCAACTCCTATGGGTGCAGAGCCTATTGGCACATTAAGTTCTAGTGGTTCCTTTACAGGAAAAGTTAGACACTTAAAGATAGCCAGTAACTATGGCACCGCTATATTCTACGGAGACTTTGTAAAAACAGTCTCTGCTGGAACTATAGAAAAAGATACAGGAACTACTTCATTAACACCTACAGGTGTTTTTATGGGTTGTTCTTATACTGATCCGACTACAAAACAATTAACATTTTCGCAGTTTTATCCTGCTTCTACGGTTGCTAGTGATATAAAAGCTTATGTGTTAGATGATCCTAATGTCTTGATGAGAATGCAAGGAGATGACTCTTTGGCTCAAACAGCTATAGGTAATAATGTAGCGATTGTTCAGACCGCAGGTTCAACGGACATTGGACGTAGTAAAAACGCTGTCGATAGTTCAACTATTGCTGCTACAACTGCTACGCTTCCTCTCAGAATTATCGACTTTGTTGATGGTCCTGACAGTTCAGTTGGTGACGCTTTCACAGATGTTATTGTTAAATTCAATGCAGGGCATCAATATGACAACACCACAGGTGTTTAAAGGGAGTAAATAAATGGCTATTTCAAGAGCACAAATGCTAAAAGAGTTGCTTCCGGGATTGAATGCACTCTTTGGCGATGAATATACGTCTTATGACGATGAGCACACAGCTATCTACGAAACAGAAAACTCTGATCGTTCTTTTGAGGAAGAGGTGAAGTTAAGTGGATTTGATGCTGCTCCTGTTAAGAATGAAGGTTCTGCAATCAGTTATGATTCAGCACAAGAAACTTACACAGCACGTTACAACCACGAAACTATAGCGATGGGCTTTAGTATTACAGAAGAAGCGATGGAGGATAATTTATACGATTCGCTTTCTGCTCGTTATACAAAAGCACTAGCTAGAGCAATGTCTTACACCAAACAGGTAAAAGCCGTAAATCTATTAAACAATGGTTTTACAAATGCTTTCCAATCTGGTGACGGAGTTAACTTATTCTCCGCATCAGGAGATGGAGTAACTGGTGGTGATGGACACCCTCTGGTTGATGGCGGAAAAAATAACAACCGTCCTGTAACAGCTACTGACCTCAATGAAACTTCATTAGAAAATGCAGTAATTGATATTGCAGCATTCAAAGATGAACGTGGACTTTTGGTTGCAGCTAAACCAAGACGTTTGATCGTTCCTTCAGCGTTACGTTTTACTGCTACGAGAATATTAGAAACTCAAGGCAGAACCGGAACTTCTGATAACGACATCAACGCTTTAGTTAATAATGGGTCGATACCTGAAGGTTATTTTGTTAATCACTATTTAACAGATAACAATGCGTTCTTCCTCATTACTGATGTTCCTAATGGATTGAAACATTTCCAAAGGACAGCTTTAGAAACTTCAATGGATGGTGACTTTGACACCGGAAATGTTCGTTATAAAGCTAGAGAGCGTTACTCATTCGGAGTAAGTGACTACATGGGAATCTACGGATCACCGGGTAGTAGCTAAAAAAAATGGGCGATAGTTAATTCTATCGCCCTTTTTTTCTTTCTAAATCTAGGATTATTTAATCTATTGACTGACCTAGCAGACTTGACACGACAATAGATCATTAAGGAGACTTAATTATGTCAAAATCAACTTTTTCAGGACCGGTTCAATCTTTAGCCGGTTTTATAACAGCAGGAAATGCTTCTGTAGTTAGTTTAACAGCAGACACTACACTTACAGTTGCAGCACACGCAGGTAAAATTCTTACCTGTAATGACGCTGATGGTAAATTTACTTTGCCTAGTATCATAGCTACTGCACCGGGTCAGGACGATGATCCAAATCAAACTAATAACTTAGGTG